CGAGGAGAGCGAGAGGTAGCGCGAATCGCCTGGGACGCCGGTCTCGTTCATGAGCGAGTCGCAGAGCGCGATGTCGTCGAACGAGCCCGCCGGGGTGCCCGTCGTGACGACGAGCGAGCCGAGAGCGGTCGCCGTCTGCATCACCGCGACGTTGATGTCGGAGGCGAGCTTCTGGTTCGCGCCCTGAGCGAGACGGCCCTCTTGAAGCGCGTCGCGAAGCTCGGTCGAGGTCATGCCCCAGGCGACGGTCTTGAGGTTCGTGATGCTCGCCGGGACGGTGAGCTGCGTCTTGTCCGAGAACGTGACCGGGGTGCCGGGGACGCTCGTCACGCTCGGCATGATGTACGGCTGCGGACGCCAGACGGTGCCGTAGTTCGGCGAGACGCTCGTCGGCATCGCGGTCGTGCGGGCCGCGTCGGTCTGGTTGTAGTTGTAGACGTTCACGTTGCGGCTCATCACGAGCGCGTCGTTGAAGCCCTCGAGGAGCTGCTCGAAAGCGACCTTTTCTTCTTTGCTGAACGAGTTTGCCATTGTCGTATTCCTTAAACGTTACTTCGTCTGCGCTTGTGCCTTCAACTTCGCCTTGTAGGCGATGACCTTCGTGAGATCTCCGGTCTTGTCGGCCTCTTCGCGCAGGCGTTCGAGTACTTGATCATGAGAGCCGCCCGCGAGGCGAGTCGTCGACTTGACGATGACCTCGGGGGCAGCGGCGGGTTTGCGTGGGTTCACTTTCAGCTGAGTCTCCAACTTGGCGACCGCGAAGGCGAACCTCACGGGGTCTGCGATGGCCGCAAGCTCCTTGAGCTTGGCGGGGTCTTTGCCGATGGCGTAGGTGACGAGTGCAGGGTTCTCCGACCCGCTCACGATGATGCCCTGCTGCGTGACGTTGAGCGTCTCCGTGACGCTTGCTTCGGCGTCGTCGTAGTCGCGCACGCGGAGGGAGGCTTTCGCTTTCCCGTAGGCGTCAAGGCGCGCTTGCCATGCCTGCTTCTGCTGCTCCTCGGATTGCTTCTGCTTTGCGGCGTACTCGTCAGCCTGCCGCTTCCGCTCGAACCATCCTGCGAGGGCAACCTCGAACTTCTCTGCGTCGTAGTCGTGGTCTTCGAGCTTGGGTTTCGCGCCGACCGCAGGCGGTTGGTTCTCGATCTGCGGCGTCTGTACCTTGGCTCGAAGCTCGCGCACTTCGCGCTGAAGCTCCCTCTCTCGTCGCCGAAGCTCGCGCACCCATGCGGGCGCCGATTGCTTCGGCTCCTCGGCCTGCACTGGCTTGTCGCCGATGCTGACCTCGACCTCATCGTCGATCGCGTCCTCGTCTGCCGCTGCGGCCTCCGGCGTAGTCTCGTCGGCCTGCGGTGCCTCGGGCGTCTCGCCCTCTGGCGTCTCGATCGCGATCGTCTCTTCGGTCGTTCCTTCGGTGTCTTCCATCACGTGCCCTCTGCTCGGCGATAGGCTCGCCGGGTGCCTTACGACTGCGTTGGCGGTTGCGCGGAAGTGGCTCGCGCTATCGCTTCGGCGGTCTTGATAGCCTGATCCTGTGCGGAAATGTTGACCGATGCAAGGGTCTTGACAGTTTCCGCTTTCGTCTTCTCGCTGTTGGCGATTGCGAGCTGCGTGTCGGCCTGAGCCTTCATCGCCTTCGCTTGCGCCTCTTGCGCGGCGGCTTGCAGGTAGAGCGCTTGCGGGTCGGGCTGCGCGTTCTGCGCGGCTGCGGCCATCTCCTGCGCCTCTTCCTCGGTCGGCTTCACCGCGCCCATCTGCACGAGCTTCTTGCGGAAGAACGCGCGCACGTCGGAGACGCCCTCGCCCTCGATGTTCATCATCGCGAGGGCTTCGAGCACGGCCTTCGTCTGCGGGTCAGAGGCCACCGCGATGAGCGGCGTGAGCGTGCGCACCGTCGCGCTTCGCTTGCTCTGCGACGATGGGCCGACTTCAACGCTCACGTCGAAGCGTGCGCGCGAGAGGTCGTTCGCCATCTCGACGGTGCCCGTCTCGCCGATGGTCGGTTGAAGGAGCTCGACGGCAGACGCGCCGCCTTCGGCGTCGACGGTCTTCATGCTGCGGCCCTCTTCGACGTAGACCTCGCGCGCCATGCCGAGCCACACCTCGCCGCAGCGCTTCATGGCTTTGGCGAAGTTCGAGACGTAAATGAACGTCTGCATGTCGAGGCGCTGCTGAACGGCGGCGACCGTCTCCGCAGCGACGTTCGCGCGCACCTGCTCGCCGGCCTCGGCGTTGCCGAGCACGTCGCGCATGTCCTGCTCGGCGATCTGAATCAGCGCGGCGAGAGCAGGCGGAACCTGCGGCGGCTTCGTGTAGCCGAGCGGACCCGCTGGGGCCGACGAGCCGTCGGGGTTCGTCAGGCGGTTCAAGAGCAGGTACGGGAAGTTGCGCAGGTTGTCCTGCTCCCACATCCATTGATGGCCCGCGACCTGCTCGGGATCAAAAAGCGGCTTTTCGACCGACGAGAGCGCGCTGATCTCGGCGAGCTTCGAGCGCTGCATGTTTGCGATTCGCTGCGCGTCCTTCGCGAGGCGGACGTGCCCCATGCATCGCTCGATGTTGTCGACGAACCAGCGCTTACCGTACGTGACGATGATCGGGATGTTCGGGCCTGCGATGAGGCCGAAGTCTTCGAGCACGCGACCGCCGGATAGCAGGTACTTGTGCACGCGGCGCGTCTTGCGGCGCTTCGACGGAAGCTCGGTCGCGCCGGTCGACGCGAGCATCTGCTCGAGGTTCTCGTCCTCGTCGAAGTCGGCGCGGGTGTAGGTCTGCTCCGAGCCGTCGAGCAGGCGGAAGACGCGAAGCGTCTCCGTGCGCTCCTCGACGCGATAGTATTCCGCGATGTACACCACGTCGGGCGAGCACCAGTCGAAGTACGTCTCGTAAATCTGCTTCGGCCAGCTCGACGGGTTGTCTTCGAACTGCGCCTCATACTCCTCGGGCGTCATCGACGAGATGACGAAGCAGTATCGCGCATCCGACTTGTCCTGCCGCTTCGCATCAAGGTCGAAGTAGACCGACGTGTCAGCGTCGAAGATAGGCTCAATGCGGATGCGCTGCTTCTCGTTCTCGGGGTCGAGCTCGTCTTCGAGCACGGAGCGAAGACGCCATGCGCCCATGCCGCCGCCGACGGCTTCCTCGAAGGCGTTGTCATAGGCTTCGTCGGCAACGCTGTCCTGCTCGTCGGCGCGATAGAGCCCGTCGCAGAGGTCGGCGAGCTTGTCGGCCTCGCGGCCGTCCTTCGGCACGTAGTCGACCGTGATGCGGTTCGCGCGGTACTCGTTGATGATGCGCATGACCGAGAGCGCGACCTTGTTCACTTCGAGCCGCGGGCGGTTCTCGAACTGGCGCTGAAGCGGCCCCTCCCACTGCGCGCCCGCGATCGAGTAGAAGCGCCGGTCGTCGAGGCACTGACGACGCTCGTCCTGCAAGGCAAACTGAATCGTGTTGAAGCGACGAAGCGCCTCGTCGTGAATGCGTGCGAGCTTCGCTTCTTTCGTCTCGGCCATGTCTCCCCCGTATCACCGACGCCAAGCGTGCGCCACGGGTTGCGGTGGCTGGAGTTGCACGGGCTTCGCAGCCTGCACTCGACGCGCGCCCTCGCAGGCGTAGCGCAGGGCGTCGATGACGTGGTTGTCGCGGTCGTCGAGCACCGGAAGGACCGCGCCCGTCAGCGGGTCGGCCTTGTACGAGTAGAGCGTCAGCTCGTCGATGAGGTGCACGCAGCGCGGGTGAACAACGATGTCGTGCGAGCGCAGCCACTCGACGCCCTCTTCGAGCGAGCGCGGACCCTTCACCGCCGCCATGATCTTCGGGAAGCCGTGCCGCCGCATGTGCGCGATGGTCTCCGGGCGCGCCGAGTCGGCGACGATGGGCCACGTCTCCGAGCCGGGCACCGTCAAGAAGAGCGCGGGCGTGTCGACGATCTCAACGCCGACGCCGTACGCCTCGTGGTCGACGTAGAGCGTGCGGCCCTCGATGTAGCAGCGCACGAGCACCGTCGGGTCGACCGCGAAGCCCCAGTCTGCGCCGAAGCGGATGACCGCATCGCGCGGGGCCTCGAACTCCTCGACGCGCCAGTTGCGAAAAACCCGGCGTTCGCTGTTGCGCAGGTACTCGCCAGCCCAGACGTGACGGAACTTGTCCGGGTCGCGCTTGCGGTCGTACTCCAGCTCGGCGCGCAAGACCTCTGGGAACCAGGGGTTCGATTCGTAGTTCACGCCGACGACGACGGCGTCGGGCGGCAAGCGCTCGCCGCGAAGGAGCGCATCTACGGGGTCGGTCGACTGGCTCGGGTTCCAGGTGAACCAAAGCTCCGAGCCCGGCTTGCGAATCGTCGGACGCAGGAGGTCGAGCGAGCGCTGCGAGAGGCTCTGCGCTTCCTCGACCCAGGCGCAGTCGTAGCCTTCGAGGCTCTTGATGCTGTCGGCCGTGTGGTTCTGCATGCCCTGAAAGATGATGCGCCCGTCGCCCTTGCGGCTCTTGATCACCGCCTCCTGAACCTCGAAGTACGCGCCGACGCCGAGCGCTTCGATCTTTGCCTCAATGAGGCGCTTCACTGACTGGCTCAGGCTCTTCTGAACTTCGCGCACGCAGACCGTCGAGCGGTTCGCGTCGAGCACATGCGCCTCGACGAGCGCCTCGGCGAAGGCGTGGCTCTTGCCGGACCCGCGCCCGCCCCACGCGCCCTTGTAGCGCGCCGGAGCGAGGAGGGGCATGAACCACCGCGGCGTCTCGATGCGGAGCGTTTTAGAGGCATCCTGGCGCGAGGAACGGGTATCCGTTCGGCGACTGCTCAGGTGCTTACTTGTCGGCCTTGTCAACGATGACCCTTTCGATGCGGTCGAAGGCGATCGGAGCGCCGTCCGGTCCAGAGAGTTCGTGCTTCTGCGTCTCGGCCCACCGGAGCTGCGTCTTTGACCACCAGATCATCGCAGCCGTATCGCCGCCGGTAGCCTTCTGGAAGAGCGTGCCGCCAACCTTCGCGTTCGCCTTTGCCTTGCCTGCGACGAGTTCCGTCTTGAAGTGCTTCATCAGCGTGTCGCAGTCGATGCCGCCGTCACGCACGAGGATCGCGATCTGCTCGTACGGGAGGCCGTAGCCGCTAAGCGTCTCGACGCGCTTTCGCTCGGCGTCCGTCGGCACGAACCCTACCGGCCCACGCTTTTTCTTTCCTTGATCCGAAGGATTTGCGGCCATCAGCCCACCTCATCGAAAGCGACGCCATCGGCCTCGCGAGTTGCCTTCTTGCCCGTGTAATCCTGCCACCGCTTCACGATGACGTCCACGTAGCGCGGGTCGAGTTCCATCAGGCGCGCGACGCGGCCTGTCTTTTCGCAGGCGATAAGCGTCGAGCCGGAGCCGCCGAAAAGGTCGAGCACGGTGTCTCCGCTTTTGCTGCTGTGGATAATCGCGTGCTCCGGAACGTCGACCGGCTTCTCAGTTGGATGCCCTGATTTTCCGTTAACTTTAGCAATTTCCCACACCGAAAGCGCGTGCCCTTCCGTCGGGAAGTTGAAGGTGTGCTTGCCGCGCGTAGCGTAGCAAATCATCTCCGCGTTCCACGTCCAATGCCTCTTCATCAGCGATGGCATCGGGTTCGGCTTGCTCCATGCGCACCAGCTATGATGGTTGCTCCATTCCTTCATCCATGCCCAGATGGATGGCGCAAGGTGATGCGACGTGCAGACGTAAACTGTTGCATTTTCAGCAAGAAACGCAAACAAGCAGGACTGAACGTCTTCGAATCGAAAGTTCATATCCCACGCGCTGTTCATCAGCTTTTCGTGTGCTTTTGACACGTTGGACGCTACGCCCTTGTTTTCGCTGGCGATGTTGTACGGCGGATCCGTCCAAACAAGATCCGCCACCGCGCCCGCCATCAGCGCTCCCACCGCATCCACGCTAGTCGAGTCGCCACACATGACGCGGTGCTTACCGCAGAGCCACACGTCGCCGAGCACGCTGCGCGGAACGTCTGGGGCCTCTGGCACCTCGTCGGGGTCGGTGAGCGCCGCAGATTCCTCGGACGGCGTGAGGCCGTCGAGTTCCTCGTCGGAGAACCCCGTCAAGTCGAGGTCGAACCCAAGCTCGCCAAGCTCGCCGAGTTCGAGCGAAAGCATCTCGGCGTCCCATCCGGCGTTCAGCGCGAGTTTGTTGTCGGCGATGACGTAGGCCCGGCGCTTCGCGTCGCTCCAGCCACGAGCGACGACGACGGGCACCTCCGCCATGCCGAGCTGGCGAGCCGCGAGCACGCGACCGTGCCCGGCGATGATGCCGCCGTCTTCGTCGACGAGAACCGGCGTGGTCCAGCCCCACTCGCGAATCGACGCCGCGAGCTGCGCCACCTGCTCGTCGGAGTGCGTGCGGGAGTTGCGGGCGTACGGCGTGAGCTTGTCGAGCGACCAGCGCTCGATCTCGTCGGCTGGGTTCGCCTTTCCTGTAATCTCTTTCCCTACCTTTGCTTTCATCTTTCCTTCGCCTTCTCTCTGCTGCGTCAAAACTCGTAGCAGGTATCCGTAGCGCCCGCTGCGTAATGGTAACTACGTAACCCCTTCTATAGAAGGGGGGTTACGTTACGTTACCTATTTCCGCGCCCTGCCCACGTAACAAATTACCTGAAAATTACGTTTCGTTACCATAGTTACCATCACTTTCTTGACGCGATGCGCAACGCATTTGCGTGCTCACTTTCGACCATCCGCCAGCCGTGTTCGTGCGCCTCGATGGCCCCGCCTTCGAGGAGCTGCTGCACGAATTTGCCCCCGGTCGGCTTGATGGTCTGCCGCGCACTGGTCTCCTTCATGCCGCCCTCGACGAGGTAGGCGACGGCAGCGGAGCGCGAGAGGTACGGCAGGCCGTCGCGGAACTCGGCCCCAGCGTGCCACCAGGCAGCCTCGTACGTGCGCCGCGCCTTGTCGACGGGGCCTTCACGCTTCGGCTTCTGCGGAGCCGCTGGTGCGTCGTTTACGCGCACGAACACGGCTCCAGAGATCTCCTCGCCGTCCTCGTCGACCCACCCGAGCGCGACGGGTTCGAGCTTGCCGAACATCGGCGCAGGCGCTTCGGCATCCTTCATCTTCGCGCAGGAAAGCTCGATGGTGCCGTCGTCGGCCTTCGAAACCATGATGGAAGCGTCGAGCGACGCCTTAAACGCAGAGCTGCCACGCGCGCGCCCCTTTGCCCCTTCGCCGTGCCCGACGTGGTGATTGAGCACGACCGCCGAGCGAAGCGCACTCGCGACAACGTTGGCCGCGTTGAAGAAGTTTCGCACGTCGCGCGCTGCGTTCTCGTCGCCGGACATGTGGTTGTTGACGGTGTCGATGACGACGACGACCGAATCGGCGTCGGTCAGCTCGCGCACGGCTGCGATGATCTGCGCCGCAGCAGAGGCCGAGTCGAGGTCGATGCCTTTGTTCGAGATGAGCAGGTTGTCGAGCTGCTCGACGCCGTGATGCTTGCACCACGCAGCGACGCGCTGCCGGATGCCGTAGTTGCCCTCGCCTGCCATGTAGACGACGACACCCGGCTTCGTCCGGTTGCCCATCCAGTCGAGCCCCGCCGCGATGCTGCACGCGATGTCGAGCGTGACAAACGTCTTTCCCGCGCCGGATTCGCCGAAGACCATCGTCGTCCCGCTCGCGGGAATCCACTTCTTGACGGCCCACTCCAGCGGCGCAGGCTGCGAAAGGAAGCTCGTCGCGCGGCTGAAGAAATACTCGCTCGGAGCCTTCGCCTCGACGAGCGCGAGGATGTCGCGGGCGATGTCGTCCCCGAGCGCAGCGTTTGCGGCCACGTCGTGCTCGACCTCGTAGCGCGACGCCGAGTGCACGAGCTGGCGCAGCTCCGAGGCCGGAAGCGGAACGTCGCAGCGAGTTTCGTTCGTGACGCTGAGCGCGGCGAGAATCTCCGGCTCACCCATGCCGTAGCGGCGCATCACGCCTGCGAGGGAGTGCAGGCCGTTGTTCCTGTTGCCCGTGATGAGCGAGCCGTCGCCGGTGAGCGCGACCGGCTGTCGCCGCTTCGCCTCGATGCCTTCGAGCCAGCGCTGCGGGACGCCCATCGGCGCCACGCCGTCGAACGGGTCAGAGCTGAGCTCCCATCGGTACTCTCGCCCTTCGATGCGGCTCGGGAACGCGACGAAGTAACGGCCATCGGAGAGAAGGTCGATGCCGTCGCGCAGCTTGCAGGAGCGGACGCCCTCGACGTACGCGGCGAGGTAGTGCTGACCACCTCCTGCGGTGAGCTGCACCGCGCCGTCAGGCTGCGCGCCTCGCTCGTCGGTCCACGCGCTCCACGAGTCGTCGCCACCGTTGCGCGGGTCGATGTCGAACACCACGAGCCCCGAGGCCGCGCCGCAGGCGATGCCCACGTTCCGGTCGTCGTGGCCCTCGAACCATCGACGAATGGTCGCCTCGTCCGTCGTCGCGTCGTTTACGCCGTGTTGCGTCGCCGGGAGCTTCCCGTTCGGCACGATGGGAAGGACTGGCCAGCCCCACGAGGCATAGGCGAGCGCCGCATCGAGCGGGGTCACTTGGCCACCGCCTTCGCCAGCCCCCAGAACGCCCGCGCCTGGTGCTGCTCGGCGTAGAGGCGCACCTCTGCCGCTCGGATGGCGTGCGCGCGATCCTCGACACGCACGATGCGCTCGAACAGCCAGTCTCCGATGATGGCGCGCGCCTGCTTTTCGTCTGCGTTCATGGTCGCGCCTCCAGATAGGCGCTCAGCGCCACCAGCGTCGCGTGCTTCGGGTTCGCGTTCACCCCGTTTCGGATGCGCGCGATCGAGTTGACGTGCAGCCCCGTCGCCTCGGCCACGATGTCGAGCCGCCGATCAGCGAGCCGTTCCTTGATTTCTTCGAGCGTCAACATGGTTCGAGCCTCCTGCGGCGCATCCTACCACTGTTCGTAGTCTACAGCGCAAGAAATAAAAAACGCACGTCGATGTCGATTGTCTTCGACAACGGGAACGCACTCGCGTAGAAACAACACATCGCCCAAACGGAATTACCCGACCGAGGCGAAGAAAGACCGAACCATGATGCTCGCAGCCGCTCCCGCCGAACTCTTCCCCGTCCGCGTTGCCGCCATCGCTTCCGCTCGTGATGCGCGCCGCGCCGCGAGTGAGGCGGTCGCGAACCGCAAGGACGATTCCAATATCGCTGAGCTTATGAAGGCGTTTTACGATGCGGTTGATGCGGAATGCTCGGCGCTCGGCATCAAGTTCGACCGCGGCGGGCGCTGACCGCCACCCCAGCCCCGCCCCATGAGGGCGCGCAACGCTCGATGCGTTGGCGGGGCTCTGCCTCAACCCGAATGACCGGACCGAGGCGAGAACGAGACGACCATGAACTTTGACGACAACGACCTCACCGCCCTTGAACTCAAGTGGAACGCCAACCCAGACGATCCACGCACGTGGGTTGTGATGGACTTGCTTCACGACCTTTTGAGGGCACGTGAAGAAATTAAGCGGCTCAAGGAGACCGCAAAGGAGTGACCCTCCTTTTTTGCGCAGCCCATGAGGGAAATGCGGGGCTCGATGCCCCGCCTGCGCACCCCGACAAACCCGAATCACCGGACCAGTCGGAGCAAGGACAATCGAATGGCAATCAGCATCAAACGCACCCGCGAAGCGCACGCGAACGGGGTCAAGCTCCTCGTCTTCGGCGCGGCTGGCGCAGGCAAGACGAGCCTTATCCGCACGCTCCCGAACCCCATCATCATCAGCGCGGAGGCCGGTCTCCTCTCGCTCGTCGGCGAAGACCTGCCGTACGTCGAAGTGTCGAGCATGGCGACGCTGCGCGAGGCGTACGAGTGGCTTGCAGGCTCTGACGAGGCGCGCGGCTTCGAGTCGGTCGCCGTCGACAGCATCTCGGAGATCGCCGAGGTCGTGCTGAACTACGAAAAGAAGATCGCCAAAGACCCGCGCCAGGCCTACGGGGCCATGCAGGAGCAGATGACAGACCTCATCCGCGCCTTCCGCGACCTGCCAGGCCGGCACGTCTACATGTCCGCGAAGCTGGAGAAGTCCACCGACGAGATGGGCAAGGTCTTCTACGCGCCGTCGATGCCCGGCAACAAGACCGGCCAGCAGCTGCCCTACTTCTTCGACGAGGTGCTCGCACTCCGAGTCGAGAAGGACGCCGACGGCGTGCCGCAACGCGCGCTCATGGCGCACCCGGACGGCCTCTGGACGGCGAAGGACCGCTCGGGGCGCCTCGACGCGTGGGAGGCGCCGGACCTTGGCGCGGTCATCCGCAAGATCGGGGGTGCATCGTGAACGAGTTCCAAGCGTTTGAACGAGATGTCTGGACGTTGTTTTATGCCGCCGATCGAACTCACGACGAATTTGGAGAAACGCACGTCATGAACATCGCAAGTGGCGCGATTTTCCGCGAGCGGATGCACATATACAAGGCGATGACGATGTGTTTCGTCCCCGGAATTGAGGCCGGCGAAGACCACGAAGGAAACACCAGCACGCGGCAGATCGGCGGTGAGCAGTGAGTCGCGAACTCGACGACCTCGCGCACCAATGGTGCATCGCCAAGGCCGAAGAGGCGAACGCGGTGGCGCATCGCCGTACCATCGAAGACCGCCTCGTGGAGCTGCTCGCGCTCGACGAAGGCAAGGAAGGCACGACCAACGCCAAGACCGAGCAAGGCTACGCGATCAAGGTCGTCGGCCGCATGAACCGCAAGGTTGACGCCGAGCGCCTTCAGGAACTCGCCGCCGAGCACGGCCTCTCCGAGCACCTCGGCTCGCTCTTTCGCTGGAGCGCCGACATCAACGCCGCAGCTTGGAAGAGCGCAGCGCCGACCATCACCGCGCCGCTTCTCGGCGCAATCACGACGACGCCCGGACGGCCGTCGTTTTCCATCACTGCACCCATCAAGAAAGAATCCTGAATCATGGCATCATTCGACTTCAACCCGTCCGACGTTCCCGCCACCGAGAAGTCTTTCGAGGTGCTCGCCCCCGGCTGGTACACCGCCAGCGTCACCGGCGCGGAGGTCAAGCAGACCAAGAGCGGCACCGGGCAATACTTGCGCGTCGAGTACACGATCTCGGGGCCGTCCGGCGCAGGCCGCAAGGTCTGGTCGAACTACAACGTCAGGAACGAGAACCCGAAGGCCGAGAGCATCGGGCGCGAGCAGCTCGCGGAGCTCTGCCGCTGCGTCGGGCTCGCGCGTGTCAACGACACCGACCAGCTCCTCGGCTGCAACGTCAGCGTCAAGCTGAAGGTGCGCGACGCCGCCAACGGTTACGAGGCGTCCAACGAGGTGCAGGCGCACAAGGCCCTCGAAGGCTCCGCGCCGCCTGCACCCGCAAAGGCTGCTGCCGCGCCGAAGGCCGCGCCGAAGCCGCCCTGGGCGAAGTGACGCACGCCGCGCAGTAGCGCGAACAAGGTGAGGGGCGCGGACGGAAGGCGTTCGCCCGCGTCCCTCGCCGTTTTGAATAGCACAGGAAGGCAGAGATGAAGATCCCCGAACCCCAGAACACCATTGCCGCCCTCATCGACGCGGCGCACGAAGCGAAGCGCGCATCGCACAAGGAGTGCTTTCGTCCGCACATGGGCGCCTCGACGCTCGGCGAAAAGTGCGAGCGTAAGCTCTGGCTCTCGTTCCGCTGGGCCGTGCGCGAGCAGTTTCCAGGCCGCATCCTGCGCGTGTTCCGCCGCGGGCACCGCGAGGAGGAGACGGTCGTCGAAGACCTGCGCGCCATCGGCATGAAGGTGCGCGCGACGGGATCCGACCAGACGCGCGTGGAGTTCGGCTCGCACGTCAGCGGGTCCATCGACGGCATCATCGCCGCAGGCGTGCCAGATGCCCCGAAGGCTGCGCACGTCTTGGAGATCAAGACGCACGCTCGCAAGTCGTTCGACTCGGTCGAGAAAGAGGGCGTCGAGAAGTCGCAACCGAAGCACTTCACGCAGATGCAAGTGTACATGCGCGGCACCGGCGTCGACCGGGCGCTCTACGTTGCAGTCTGCAAGGACGATGACAGGCTCTACACCGAGCGCGTGCGCTACGACCGCGAGCACGCAGAGCGAGCCATCGAGCGCGGACAGCGCATCGCCCTCGCCGACGAGATGCCGCCGCCGATCTCGACTGACCCGACGTGGTACGAATGCAAGTGGTGTAGTGCGCACGACCTCTGCCACGGCTCGAAGGTCGTCAAGGAGATCAACTGCCGAACCTGCGCGCACTCGACCGCCACGCCGGAAAGCGTTTGGACCTGCGCAAAGCATGGCGAGAACGTCATCCCGACGGACTGGCAACGCGAGGCCCATGACTGCCACGCGCTGCACTTCGATCTCGTGCCATTCGAGTTCGTAGGCGTGCGGGACTGGGCGATCGTCTTCCGCATCGACGGCGCAGAAGTCGTCAACGGCCCCGGCGGCTTCAGCTCGGCCGAGATCGTCGCGAATCCCAGCGCGTGCGTCGACCCTGACGTGGTGCGGCTGCGCACGAAGTTTGGCGGAAGGATTCTCGCGTGAGCGTCACTCTCCGCGAGTACCAACAACGCGCCATCAACCAGCTCTACTCCTGGTTCGAGTCGCACCCGAGCGGGCACCCGTGCCTCGTGCTTCCGACGGGCGCGGGCAAATCGCACATCGTCGCCGCGCTTTGCCGCGACGCGCTCACGAGCTGGCCGGAGACGCGCGTGCTCATGCTCACGCACGTCAAGGAACTCATCGAGCAGAACGCCGAGAAGATGCGTCAGCACTGGCCAGGCGCCCCCATGGGCATCTACTCGGCGAGCATCGGACGGAAGGAACTCGGCGAGCCCATCACCTTTGCGGGCATCCAGTCGATTCGAAAGCGCGCCGCCGAGGTCGGTCACGTTGATCTCGTCATCATCGACGAGTGCCATCTCGTCAGCCACAAGGATGAGGGCGGATACCGCACCTTCATCGCCGACCTCGTGCGCATCAACCCTGCGCTCCGCGTCGTCGGTCTCACCGCGACGCCGTACCGTCTCGGGCACGGCCTCATCACCGACGAGCCTGCGCTCTTCGCCGACCTCATCGAGCCGGTGAGCATCGAGGAACTCGTGCACAAGCGCCACCTGGCCCCGCTGCGCTCGAAGGTCACGCAGGCGAAGCTCGACACGGCGGGCGTGCACAAGCGCGGCGGCGAGTACATCGAATCCGAACTGCAAGCGGCGGTCGACACCGCCGACAAGAACGCCGCCGTCGTGCGCGAGGTTCTCGCGCTCGCAGGCGACCGAAAGAGCTGGCTCTTCTTCTGCTGCGGCGTCGAGCACGCGAAGCACGTTTGCGACGCACTACAGGCCGAAGGCGTCGCCGCTGCGTGCGTGACAGGCGAGACACCGAAGGCCGAGCGTCAGCGCATCCTAGCGGCGTTTAAGCGCGGAGAGCTGCGCGCCCTCACGAACGCAAACGTCCTCACGACGGGGTTCGACGCACCGAACATCGACCTGATCGCGATGCTTCGCCCGACGCTCTCGCCGAGCCTCTACGTGCAGATGGCGGGGCGAGGGCTCAGGCCGAAGGCGCACACCGATCACTGCCTCGTGCTCGACTTCGCTGGCGTCGTCGCAACGCACGGCCCCATCACCGCCGTGCAGCCGCCGGACAAGGCTGGCGAGGGCGACGGCGAGCCACCCGTGAAGGTCTGCGACGAGTGCGGCGAACTCGTGCACCCGACGGCGCGCGTGTGCCCATCGTGCGGCTTCGAGTTCCCGCCGCCGAAGGAGAAGAAGTTCGCGCTCAGGAACGACGACATCATGGGCGCTGAAGGCTCGGATCTCATCGTTACCGAGTGGGACTGGCGTAGGCACGTCAGCGCGTCGAGCGGCCTCGAAATGCTGCGCGTGCGCTACTACGGCGGGATCGCCGAGAAGCCCATCGACGAGTACCTGACGATCGCGCATCCTGGCTACGCTGGCGACAAGGCGCGCCGCTCGCTCGCGACCATCGCGCAGAGCGCAGGCACATCGCCAGGCTGGGCGCTGGAGAACAACATCGACGCGATCGCCGCTGCGATGAACGATGCGAAGCCGCCGAAGGTCGTGACGTTCGAGCGTGACGGGAAGTTTTTCAGGGTACGGAGGCGCGAATGGTGAAGCTGAAGACGATTCAAGAGTGGCGCTCGGTCGTGAATAATCCGCCGCGCTGCTGCGTGAACTGCGACAACTACGTCAGCCAATTTGGCGACTGGGAAGAAGGTGCAAGATGCAGACTGTTCGAGCAAAGCCCGCCGCGCGAGTTCGCCGAAGCCGAAAACGGGTGCCCGGCATGGCTTCAGCTGATCCCATTCTGAGAGTCCCCACCGAGCACGAAGAGCAACGCAACCTCGTGCGATGGTTCCGCCAGACGTTCGGTCTCGTCGGCGTGCGCATCTTCGCCATTCCAAACGGTTCGCAGCGCAGCCGAACGACCGGCGCGAAGCTGAAGGCCGAAGGCGTCAGCGCCGGAGTGCCTGACCTCTTCATCCCGGCCTTCTCGCTCTGGATCGAGATGAAGCGCTCCGAGGGCGGAAGCGTGTCCGCCGAACAACGCGACTGGCACACTTACCTGCGGAGCATCGGCCACACGGTGCTCGTTTGCCGTGGCTTTTCCCACGCGAAAGAAGAAATCGAAGCCTTCGTGAGAAAGATGTAGACGAGAGTTCTTTTCTCTCGTAGAACATCACTCGTCGACGCAATCGCGACGACGCCGCCGGACGGGCGGGGAACTGAGAAAGGCAACGACGATGAACAAGGTTACTCTTCACCGCGACGGTTCGATCAGCTTTTGGTCGGTCTACAACCAATGCTGGACGCGCACCGTGCGCGTTTCCGACCGCGAGCTGGCCGCGATGCACGCCGACGACCGCAAGCGCTGCCAGCGCCAGATGGCGCGCTACAACGCCGCGACCGAGGCCCTCTGATGAGCATCCTCACCATGACCATCGCAAACCAGCTGGCGGACGACGCCTGCGGCCCCGTCTGGGGCTCGCAGCTCCGCAAGGACACGAAGCGCGGGCGCATCGCTCGTGCGGCTCGCAGCGCCGCCGCTAGCGCGCTGATTCGCCACCTAGGCGACGTTGAGCCGGGTGCGTGGCACTACGCCGCGCCTGGCTTCGACGAGCGTCTCGCGGTGGCGCGTAGCGTCGCAGGCGAGGCGTTCGAGGCGGAGGTCTCTTATTTGAAGGAGCATGGGGCGTGATCGATAGCTCGCCCGACGCTCGCCTCGTCCAAGACGATCTGGTGCGCGAAGTGCGCTGGCTTCTCGAAATGCTTTCGCCCGTCGAGGCGTACGTTCTTCGAAATCGCTTCGGTGTTGACGGTGGCGAAGAGCTTTCACTTCAGGCGATCGGAAATCGTTACGGTCGCTCAGTCGAGCGTATGCGCCAAATCGAATGTCAGGCGTTGCGCAAACTTCATCGGTATTACCGCAACTTGGAAAACGACGAATGAAGACGATCGAAGAACTACGAGCCAAGTTAGAAGTGGTCACGCGCGAAGCGGCGAAGAAGGCGACAACATGAGCGCGGGCTTCGATGTTGTGGACGCTCTCGCAGGCTTGTCAGAGGACTTGCGTAGCGAGGGAGAATTCGTGTCACGGATTCACGATGCCGTGGAGAAATTAAAGCAAGAGCGCGACGAAGCGCGCGCCGAGGTGGGCATGCTGGAAGACCGCTTGAGCGAATCGCGTGCTGAGGTGGACCGCCTCACCGACGAACGCGACGAGCTTCTCGTTCGCGTGGCCGACCAAGGCGCGGAGCTCCGCGCGACGCGGGAGGCATACCGCGATGTCTATCGCCGCCTGTGCGCGCCGATGTGGGAGGAGCCATGATCGACCTCGACGCAATCGAAGCCCGCGCATCGCGCCGGTCAGACTCGTTCGCAGACCGCGAAGAGTTTAACCGCCACGCCCGCACCGACGTGCCCGCGCTCATCGCGCGCGTGCGTGAGCTGGAGGCGGAGTGCGCCGAACTGCGCGCGGAGCCGAACACGTGGGCGGTGCAAAAGTTCTTGCAGATGATTCGCCAGCATGCCGAGCAAATGCGCGCCTACGGCATCAGCTACGAGGGCGTGCGGCAGGTGCTGCGCGAGTACAACGACGGGGATATCTCGTTCGGGAAATTGATGGACTTGATCCGCGCCGCAGCGCGGGCGATGGCGGAGGACATGGCGAAAGAGGCCAAGCCATGACTTCCGACGAAGCCCTGGACGCGATTGACCGGCTTGGGAATCAAGCGCTGCACGTCTTCATCATCATGGTCCGAAACGATTCGTTTCAAGCCGCGTGTGATCACTGCCGCGAACGTCGCGTGCTTTACGACAACACCGCGAGCATCGACGACGTGGTGACGTTTGCGCGCGCACACATCAAGTGCAGAAAGCCAAAACAATGACCCATCGAAAAGACGTGGTGACATGGGCCGATATCATGGCGATGCCGCTCGACCAGATTCCGAAGGGCGACCCATTTGCGCGTGGAAGGGGCCCCGCTGATCCGCTTCGCGCGCAGTCGATGGCGAGTGCGTTGCGTATGCAGGCGCGCAGGCCCTCCGACGATCTGCGCCGCCAAATCGAGGCGATCGATTCGATGCCATGGAAAGAGCTTCGCGACAGCCTACGCCTCGCGCTCGTGGAGCTTGCCGAGGTGAAGCCAGCGCTTCACGACGCGCTGTGCGAGCGCGACAAGCTCCGCGCCGAATGCGCCGCGCTTCGCCGCGAGATCGCCGCGCTCATGGACGACCACTGATGCGAGTGCGCCTTCCGCCCCTCGAAGTGGGCCACCGACACCACCACCTCGTCTGCATCAGCGTTCGCCCCGTCATCCTGCGGTGCGACTGCGGCACTGAGTTGCGCAAGCGCACGCTCTCTCACCTGCAAAGCGGCATGAAATCGTGCGGCTGCGTCTTCCGCGCATCGCAGGCGAGGCGCCTCTCGTCTCAGCTCGACGGCCTCGGGTTCGAGGCGGTTGCGTACCACGAGGGACCGAAGCAACGCTATTCAACGTGGGACGTGCGCTGCGTGCGCTGCGGCGAGGCGTCGACCATCTCCGACACGCATCTGCGCTTCGGGCGCATCCGAGGGAGGTGCGGCAAATGCCCGCGCGACTAGACCTGACCGGGCAGCGCTTCGGCCTGCTCACCGTCTGCGAGCCAGCGCCACGCCCTGCAAGCGACCGCAAGGGCAACACCTGGTGGGCGTGCGTGTGCGAGTGCGGCGAGCGCGTCACCGTTCGCGCGACGCACCTACGCACGAAGCAGACGCGCTCGTGCGGGTGCGTGCGACGCTTCGACCTGTGGGGGCATCGCTTCGGTCGTCTCGTCGTAGTCGACCGCTCCGCGAAGCAGCTCGACGGCCTGAGCCGCTGGGTGTGCGAGTGCGACTGCGGCTCGCCTGCCGTCCTCCGCGATGCCTGGCAACTTCGATCCGGTGACACAATCTCATGCGGCTGCGCGCTCAGGGAGGCGCAGGCGAAATTTGGAGAGCGCGCGACAGTCGCGCGAAGAGGGCGACGACATGACTGACCATGACACGATCGCCCGCATGGCGATCCGCCTCGCGAGGGGCTACCGACAAGGGTGGGCGATTCGAATCCCAAAGACGCACGGCGTCGAATGGAACTGGACGACGGCGAGTGAGTACGCGCAGGTCGGGAGAAGCCTTCCGACGTTTGACCGCACTGCTGGAGTTATCAGCTACGCGACGAACAAGATGCGGTGGACACTGAGCGTCGACGGTGACATCGAGGTCGAAATCGACTCGCAGTCTGGCCTCGCCTGCTCGATCGAGGCGACGCGCTGCGGTGGAGCGAACGGCGCTGCGACGCCCTGCATCGTCGCTCGGGTGCCGGACCTCGACGGCCTCAGCTCGCACGACCTCTGGAAGGTCGACGTAGCGATCACCTCGCTTGCCTGCGGCCCCTGGAAGCCGCTCCACAATCTGCCTCCGCTGCGCGTAGTCGGCGACGTGATTCGGCTCCCTTCGACGCCCTGCGCGCTCGTCTACGTCGGCGACAGGATCACCGCGCGAAGGCCGGATGACATCTCGTCGAATCACCCGTTCGAGGAGCATCTCGCCGAGTTTGGAAGGCGCGGCGGCTTCAGGAAGTGGGAGAGGCTGCTTGTTCGAAAAGTGACGAAGGAAGGCGTGTAGAATGGAACCGATGGGAAGTTTTGCAGAGTGGAAGTGCGCCGCGTGCGGCGTCGTGCGCAACGTGCCGACACGCGAGGTCGAGGCGGTGAAGCGCCGCCGAAGGCGCGCCGTCGACTGGCCGACCGGGTGGACGTACCGGGCGACCGGACGCTTCGGGCTCGTCGTCTGCGACCGCTGCACGCAGCGCGAGGAGGCGACGCCATGAGCCTTCCAAGCATCCGCCGGCGAGGCCCAGACGGGCGCGTTCACGCGAGCGCGTCGGCCTACTGCGAGAGCTGGCGACGCGAACTTGCGCCGCTCGTCGAGCTGACCGGGTGGGCGATCCATTCGTTCGGGCACGAGTGCGCGAAGCTCGTCTCGCCGGACTACCAGCACACGCAGGTCATCGACCTTGCGTTCGCCGAGGCCCTGCGCGGAAAGCTGCCGAAAACTTTACCCGCCGACGCGAGCGCGCGAAAGTAGTCGCATGAAGGCACGCTACACGCTCCGACCGCAAACGACGCAAACGCAACTGCGCGGCATGAGACCGCCCGTCTACGCCCTGCGCTTCGAGCTTCCCGAGCCCCGCAGGGGGATGATTCGGGCGTTCTTGCTCGACGTGCTCGCGGCGACGCTGGCCGTCACCGCTGGGCTAGCCCTCATGGTCGACGGCTAGCGACGAGCGCCGAACCTGCCCGTCATCGCACCGACGAGCCACACGAGGAGCCGCACCCACCAGGGACGCGGCTCTTCGTCTCTCGTGAGGCCGATGCCGATCTGCGGAAGCGTGGCCACGGGGGGCGCTTCGCCCACCGGACGCGGAGCCTCATCCCTGGGCGCTGATGGGGCCATGGCGGGGCTTTCGGGCTCGGGAGCAGGCACACTCGCCGCGACGCTGACAACGGGCTCAGTGGGCGGCATGGGCGTCACTGGCGCGGGGTCGGCGGGCATGGTGCGCGTGTACTCGCGAGCGAGGCTGCGCACGGACGCGCGGTAGGCGTCGGCGTCGCCCGTGAAGTAGCCGAGGCGGTGGCACTCGGTGACGTAGGCCTCCGCGTCGCGCGTGCCGACGGCCACCTCGACGGCGGAACGGTAGCGACCGAGGAGGAAGGCGACGTGGTGCTCAATCGCAGCGTCGAGGCTCTCGAAGGCGACGAAGCGATTGACAGGATGCTTGCCCTTGAAGCGCAACGTCCACAAGTCGCCGGAGCGCTCGACGAGCTCGACGGCCGAGTCTTGCGGCACCTCGTCGAGATACTTCTGCGCGGTGCGCATCGGCAGGCGCTCCGTCGTGGCAAAGTGCTGCCAGCATCCAGGCCAACTCTTCGAACACTTGATGCCGCCGAGGTTGTAGTTCATCACGCTCTTGAAACGCCCCGTCTCCAGGGCCATCTGCCCAAGCATGATGGCGACGGCTTCACGCGGTGGCGGTGCCCCGAGCTGCGCGGCAAGCTGAAGGCGCAGAGCGAGGAAGACTTCGGCGGCTTGCACCGGCGTCGCCCTAGCAGGTAGCTCGCGCGCGGTCACGTCAGCCTGCGCAACGCAGCTTCGAGCCGTCGACGGTCGAGGCCCTGCGAGTTGAGCGCCGCGATGCTGATGGCCGATTCAAGTTCCGGGTCGGC